TTCATTTTGTAATAGAAAAGAAGTAATAGGAGCATTACAGCATATGCCTCTACCTAAGTTTAGACAGATGTTAGAAAATATTAAACATCATCCAATAGAAGAAGCTAAGCTGATGGGAATGGGAGAACCAATGTTACACCCTCAGTTTGATGAAATATGTAAAACATTTAAAGAATATTTTCCAAATGCTTTTTTAATAGTTGCTACTAACTGTCAATACCCTATTAGACCTGATACTAAAATGGGTAGAAAGTTTAATGAAAGTATGAAATATATAGACCTCTTATACTTCAGTATAGACGGGTATAAAGAGTCTTATGAGAGAGATAGAGCACCCGCTAAGTGGGAAAAATTAATGAAGTTCTTAGAAAATTTCAAACCTATGGAAAGACATGGATGTAGAGTTACTTGCAATTATGTAGTTAATCCAGATAATGTTTATGATATTAAAACTATAAAAGAACAAATAGTTGATGTTTACGAATTAGAAGAACTTAGATTAAATATTGCACAAGAATGGAGTGAAGATAAAAATATGCCAGGAGGGTATACTCAAAAAGACATTAAATATTTAAAAGAAAATTGGAAAGATAATCTAAAAGGAAAAGAAGAATGGGACTTTCCTGACTGCTTCTGGGTAAAAGAAGGAATCTATACAACGGTAGAAGGACATGTTAAAATGTGCTGTTTAAACACAGGTGCTAAACCTTTCGGTAATTTATTTGAAAATACTATAGAAGATATTAGAAACAGCAAAGATTTTCAAGCAGTACAGCAAGGTTGTGCTACAAATAATCCAACTAGTCACTGTGCTACCTGCTCATATAAAGAATTAGCTCCAATGTTAAAATTAATAAAAAGTGAATAAAATTGATTTTAATAAATGCTACACTCTAGTAGCAGCAGGTTGTTCGCATACTCAAGGATGTGCTTTTACTCACTACCAAAAACGTTCTGAAGATACATGGAATGATCCTAATTGGGTTTTTTTATGGGCAAATGACACAATAGCAAATAAGTTTAACACAGACTGTACTGCAGAATTTATTACTAATAACTTAACCTGGATGGCATATTTAAGAAATTATGTGAATATAGGTAAAATAGTTAATTTCGGATATGGAGGACTAGGCACAACTTCTACAGTGAGAGCTTTACAGAATTACTTTATGAACACCCCAGATTTAACTAACCATTTAGTAATAGTTCAACTACAGTATAACTACAGAGATGAAGTAATGATTAAGTATGATAACGGCCGTATAGATTTTGAAACCCAACAACATCTCATAGGCAATAATTATCCTGAAGACAGCGGTTTAAGTAGAATGCAGAAAGATTACCTTTTTCATCTATACGATGAAAAGTTTCTTATGATTGAATATTTTTACCAGTTACTTTTCTTACAAAAACTATATGAAAAAAGTGGAGCAGAGTTTCGATTATTTGCTAAACCATGGTTTACTCTTCCTAAATTTACTACCCAGGAAGTAAAAGATTATGAAAAGGTTTATAAAAATTATGTTAGAATTGGATGGGAAAAACCAGTACAAGGACCTCTTTCTTTAGTTAACTTATTTAAAGAATTAAATATTATAGATACACAAGGATTCTCTACAATTGTACAAGATAGTTTAGGACCATCATTTAAAGTTAATGACGAACATATACCTACTTTACATAGAGACTACGGAGTGAAAGGAGATTATCATGCCTCAGAGTTGGGTAACAGCTACTTTGCTAAACACTTAGCATCTAAATTAAATACTAAAAAAGATATAAGTAGTGTAATACGACTAAAAAAAGTTTTATAGTATATGAAAAATTTTTTAAAAGAAGTTAAAAGATATCAAAAAAATACAGATAGAAAAAAGTACCGTATATATTTAGGACAAAACGAAAGAAATACTTACTTACCTGATGAAGTATTTGATAATTTCTTATCTTCTATAGAACAAGAAGATATTTTTTACTACCCTGATATTAGCCCCCTAAAGGAAAAAGTTGCTAGTTTGTATGGAGTAGAATCTGAAAATATAATGCTCACACACGGTAGTGATTTTGGTATAAAAACTATTTTTGAGACTTTTAATGTATGTTGCAAAAACGTAATAACCTCTGATTACTGTTTCCCTATGTATAATGTTTATGCAGATTTAAGTGAAACACAAGTTAAAAAAGCTACCTATACGGATTTAAACTTAGATGTAAATTCTATTATAAATTTAATAGATAAAAATACCCAGTTTATTATACTTGCTAACCCTAATTCACCTATAGGAGATAGTCAGAGTGTAGAAAATATAAGAAAGATTTTAGATACAGGAGTACATTTAATAGTAGATGAAGCTTATATAGAATTAACTAATTTAAAGTCTAGTGTAGAGCTAATTAATGAATATGAAAATCTTACTGTGCTTAGAACATTTTCTAAAGCATATGGAGCAGCAGGACTTAGAGTAGGTGTTTTAATATCCAGTAAAACTAATATTAGTAACTACTACAGTAAGTTAAGGCTTATGTACCCTATTAATTCATTAGGTGCAAGATATGTAGATTTTATTATTAAACATCATACTTTTTTTCTCAATTACTTTAAAGACATAAGTGAAGGAAAGAAAAAATTTGTTGAAAAATTAATAGAACAGGGAGTAGAAATAAGAGATACTGACTGCAGTTGGGTCTTTATAAAACAAAATCAAAACGGTAAAGATTTATCTGAACTTTTAGAACTTCAAAGAATACATCATAGAACAAATTCACTTCCAGGCGAAGAAGGTATGTGGATAAAACTAAATTATGAACCTATTATAAAGAATCATGATTTTAATTTCTCATAGAGGTAATATCACAGGTCCCAATCCAGATAGAGAAAATAATCCGGCTTATATATATGAAGCATTACGGGCAGGTTTCGATGTAGAAATAGATATTCACTATATAGACGGTAAATTCGTTTTAGGACATGACGAACCTCAATACCAGTTTCCTTATGAACTGCTAAAAAATTGGTATAATAAAATGTGGATACATTGTAAAAGTAAAGAAGCTTTAGTTAAGTTAGTTGAAATAGATAAAGGAGGTCATAAATTAAATTACTTTTGGCATGAAGACGATTATGCTACATTAACTTCTAAAGGTTTCATTTGGAGTATAAATTCATTAGATAACGGAATATTAGTAATGCCTGAAAGCACTAATAACATACCGGGTAACTTAACTACAGGAGTATGTAGTGACTATATAGGAGAATATGAATAAAGCAATAATCATATCAGGTTTAGTAACTCATCTGTCAGATAATATAATACCGTTTTTAGACAGCAATACTGATATCTACTGCTATACTTGGAATATTGATGATAACTCTAGATGGGTAAAAAAATTAAATCGCTATAAAAAATACTGTAGAAATTTATTTGTAGAAGTAAAAGAACCCTTATTTAATTCTAAAAGACATTCTTATTTTTATTCTACATATAAAGCCGTAAATATGATAGATAATATTTTTATTTACGATAAAATAATTAAATTTAAACCTAACCTTATAGGAGATATAAAATATCAAGGTAACTTAAAACATTATTTCAATAAAGCTTACTTACAGTCCAGACCTCTCTTAGAAGGAGTTAAAAAAGAAGAATGTTTATACGGCTCTATTCATTATAAAACTATGGACGAAAGATTTTTTTCAGGCTATCCGTTGGCTTTTAGTAAAATATTTCATATCTTAGAAGAAAGCTTTGTACATAGAATGCATTCAACGGATCTAGACGTAAGAAGAGAGTACGGTAATAATTGTGAAGGGAGTATATTTTGGAAAAGATGGATCAATAATAATAATATAAAACTAATACAGGATATAGACCTGTTAATACCAGATAGTAAACCATGGCAACAATAAAAGAACTAAAATCTAAAGCAAAAAAAACCCAAACCGAAACTATTCCTTTAACTCCAACTGAGATTAAATTAATTACTGATTTAAATACCTCTAAACAAATAGTTGTAAATGAATTTGCCTCTATTGGACAGTTAGAAGCTAGCCTAGATATCAGAAAAAGAAATAATAATACCGTGTTTGAAAAAAATCTAGAATCTGAACGACAATTATCTAAAACTTTAACAGATAAATACGGAGTAGGCACGGTTGATATTGACAATCAAGTTTTCATTCCTTTTATAGGTTAACGTAGTTTGTACATATTTATATATGTAGGTAGATAACATATCGTAAAGAAGGTTTTCGATATTTTCCCTATATTTATAATAGAAATTTAACAAACTTAACCTAACATGGCAGAAACAATTATCTCCCCTGGTGTATTTTCAAGAGAAAACGACATCTCTTTTATCCAACCCGCACCTACAGCAGTCGGGGCAGCAATTATCGGACCTACAGTGAAAGGACCTGTAGAAGTTCCAACGTTAGTAACTTCATACAACGAATATAGTAGAAAATTTGGTGTTACTTTTGAAAGTGCATCGACAAGCGGCGAGTTTCTTACTTCGATAGCTGCAAAAAGCTACTTTGATCAAGGAGGTGAAAGCTTATTAGTATCTAGAGTAGTAGCAACAGCTGGTGACTGGACTAATGCATCTAATTCTAAAATATCTCCTTCTTCTGGATCGACTGAACCTTTTCAACTAAAGACAATAGGTAAAGGATCTATATACAACAACACAACTGGGTCTTTAGATGCAGGTACACAGAATTCTGACGGTTCTTTAGTTTCAGGTTCTCAAGATAACTTAAGATGGGAAATTACCAACAAGGATAATGCAAAAGGAACTTTCTCATTAACTATTAGAAGAGGAGATGATAATACTAATGGAAAAGTAGTATTAGAAACATTTAATGACTTATCATTAGATCCAAATGCTCCAAATTATATTGCAGCAAAAATAGGAGATCAATACCAAACTTTAACTAGTGGTGATCTTATACAATCAGGTGATTATATAAACAAATCTAATTATGTTTATGTAGCTTCTGTTACATCTAAGACATATGATTATTTAGGAAATGACGGAAATATAAGAGTAGCAGCAGCATCTGCTTCTTTACCATCAGAGGCTTCTGGAGGATTCCACGGAGCAGTTGGTAATGTAGTACAGGCCACACAGACATCATTTGGAAACATAGCTGCAAATACTCAAGGATTAGTAGCAGGAGATTATACAAATATAATTACACTATTAGGAAATAAAGATGAATTTTCATTTAATATTATTTCTGCACCTGGATTAATTGATGCTTCTCACGGTTCAACTGTAGATAGTTTAGTATCTTTAGCAGAGACTAGAGGAGATTGTATTGCTGCTATTGATTTAGTAGGGTACTCAGAATTAACTATAGCTAACGTAACATCACAAGCAACAGGACATAATAGTTCTTATGCAGCTTCTTACTGGCCTTGGTTACAAGTTCAATCAGCTACAGGAAGAAACGTATGGGTTCCAGCTTCAACAGTAATACCAGGAGTTTATGCATTTACAGATAATAGTTCAGCACCTTGGTTCGCACCTGCTGGATTAGTAAGAGGAGGATTAGTTGGAGTAATACAGACTAGAAAAAAATTAACTAGAGCAAATAGAGATTCACTTTATAACGGTAAAGTAAATCCAATAGCTTCTTTCCCAGGTACAGGTATATCGGTATTCGGACAGAAGACATTACAAACTAAAGCATCAGCTTTAGATAGAGTAAACGTTAGAAGACTTTTAATTGAACTTAAAAAATTCTTAGGAGATCAAGCTAAAAACTTAGTATTTGAACAAAATACTATTGCAACTAGAAACAGATTCTTAGCTGCAGTAAATCCTTACTTAGACTCAGTAGTACAACAGCAAGGATTATTCAGCTATAGAGTTGTAATGGATGATACGAATAATACAGCAGATGTAGTAGATAGGAATCAATTAGTTGGTCAAATATTTATACAACCATCTAAAACAGCTGAATTTATTGTTCTTGATTTCGTAGTAGAACCAACAGGCGCAACATTTGACGCATAATTTTTTAATTAGATATTTATAATAAAGCAATAATAACACATGGCAACATTAGACCCAAATGAAATAATGTTTAGAGCATTCGAGCCAAAGGTACAAAATAGATTTGTACTTTACGCTGACGGTATTCCATCGTTCATGGTAAAAAACGTAACTGCTCCAAACTTTACTGATGAGTCAATTAAACTTGATCACATCAATACGTACAGAAAAATAAGAGGAAAAAGAGAATGGGGAGATATGGACTTAACAATGTATGACCCTGTAACACCATCTGGTGCTCAAGCGGTAATGGATTGGGCACGTATTTCTTACGAATCAGTAACAGGAAGATCTGGATACTCTGACCTATACAAAAAAGATTTAACACTAAATGTGTTAGGGCCAGTAGGAGACGTAGTTTCTGAATGGGTAATTAAAGGTGCTTTTATAACTAACATGTCACAAGGTTCTTTTGACTGGTCTTCTTCGGAACCAGTTGAGCTTACTATTACAGTTGCAATGGACTATTGTGTGCTAAACTTCTAATATAGCCACCTCATTTTTAAAGAACCCGGTACTCCCGGGTTTTTTTGTATTTATAAGTAAAAGTTATGTCTAATACTAATCTTGAAGCTATAGATCCTAAAGATCCTAAAAATAAACATCTTTTCTACTTATATCCTCTTATAGTATACTGTAGAAATTTTGGACCTAATTCACCTACAACACAAAGTTGGGATAAAGAACTTACCACTACTTTTAATTTTCAAAAAGATATCTCAGAATATGTAAAAAGAAATTATATAGAAATAGCTAAAGAGTTTAATGCTAGATGGATTACTGCATTATGTGAAGCTTATGTAGACTGTACAGACAACCCAGAAGAACGACTTGCGGCTTTACTACTTTCAAGTTTTATTAGACAAACTCAAGTTGCAACTACACACTTATACTGGAGAGGTGCAATGTACCCAGAATATATAGAGACTGAAAAACTGCATTCACAGTCTAATCTAGAAAAGAAATACGGTAATACTACGGTACTATGGAGCGGTATGCATGGTGTTATAGGTGATGATATTTATAGGAACTTATTTTATAGGATTAACTCAACTCTTAAAAAGACTCCTATTTTTCGTAAATTTTTTATAAAAGTAGTTCGCACACTGCTTACTGAAAATACTGCTATAAACCCAACAGGCAAACAAGATCAAATTACTAAAAATACAAGGAGGTATATTAAAGTACTAATTGACGATATAGAATGAAAGTAGCAGTAATTATTTTAGGTCCAATAGAAATAGAATTTAATTATTGGAAAGAAATAAATTTTAAAATACTTAAAGGATGTGATGTATACATACACACAGATGATAACTATAAAGAAATTGCAGAACAATTTGATCCTATAAAATTAATTACAACTGAACCTTCATACTGGCAAGATACTAAAAATATCTATTTAGAAAAGTATTCAGATATAATAAAAGAAACTCAAAATAATGTTCCTGAAGGTGTCCACTTTAATGCTAATTTTGGTAGAATAGCACAATGGAGAAGATTAAACGAAGTAATTGATCAAGTAGATTTTTCTAAATATGATTATATCGTTAAATGGAGATTAGATCTTATGAAATTCCTGGCCCATCAGATGCATCCAAATATTATCTATAATTTTAAATCTATCTACTCTTCTATAGGAAATGATTATGGAGGATTGTATCAATATATAAAACAGGAAAATTTTAATCAAGAGTACTTATATACATTTAAAGATTTAGTTTATTTTGCATCATATGATAATTTTCTAAAATCTAATCTATTTCCCAATATAGATAAGTATATTGCAAAAAAAGAGGAAGCATTTACTTATAAAAAAGAGGTTTTTGATAGTAGTGATACTGAAGATAGATTAAAATGTGTTGAAACGCAATGGTTAAATTCATTAAAAAAACCATTTATCCATTTATTTACCAGTGAAACAGCTTGGCTATTGAATTGCCTGCAGCAAAATGTAGTAATAAAGAATATATTTACACCGTTTGTTTAATAATTTTTTATTCGTATATTTATAATAAAAGAAGTTTTAAAATAAAATTTATGTCACAATTTAATTTACCTACTGAAACAGTAGAGTTACCATCTAAAGGATTATTATATCCTGAATCTTCACCTTTATCATCAGGTACTATCGAAATGAAGTACATGACTGCTAAAGAAGAGGATATCTTGACTAATACTAATTATTTAACTAACGGCACTGCTATAGATAGATTACTTAAGTCTTTAATAGTAGATAAAAAAATAAATTATAATGAACTTTTACTTGGAGATAAAAATGCAATAATGTTAGCAGCAAGGATACTTTCTTACGGTAAAGATTATAATATTACACTTAATAATGAGATATGTACAGTTGACTTATCTAAATTAACTCCTAAATCTTTTAAAGAAGATCTAATAGTAGATAGAAAGAATGAATTTCCTTTTACTTTACCAAAATCTAAAAATACAGTTACCTTTAAACTACTATCCCAACAAGATGAAATAAATATAGGAGAAGAAATACAGGGATTAAAAAAACTTGATAAGGAAAGCAACGCCGAAGGTTCAACACGTTTAAAATATATTATTACATCAGTTAATGGCTCAAAAGAATCTTCTGAGATAAGAAACTTTGTTGATAATTACCTTTTAGCACAGGATGCCAGAGAGTTAAGAAAGTACTATAGTGAAGTTGCACCTGATATAAACTTTAAAGCTGACATTGAGACTTCAGCAGGCGTTAAGGAGGACGTAGATGTGCCGATAGGCCTTAACTTTTTTTGGCCTGACCTCAGCTTATAGGGTAAATTTATTTAAGCAAATTCATCAAATAGTTTTTCACGGTAAAGGCGGTTATACTTGGACTGAAGTATATAATATGCCTATTTGGTTAAGGAAGTTTACTTTTTTAGAAATAAAAGAGTTTTATGATACTGAGCAAAAGAACTATGATAGTAGTAAAGACAGTCAGACTCATAAAATAGCTAGACCTGATATAAAACCAACATATAGTTCAAAATCTTCTAAAAAGTAAGTATCTCTGATATTTATATAATATAAAACTATACATGGCTGAACAGCAATTTGATCCCGAAGTATTAAAAAACCAGAAAGCAGTAAACGATGCTGGTTCTGAGTATCTTGGAATTCAGAAAGAGATACTAGCTGCCATGAAGCAAATGGCCGGTTATACTGAAAAATCTTCTGCTGAACAAAGAAAGATTAACCGAGCTCAGTCTGAGGGCAATAAACTAGCAAGAATGCTAGAGAAGTTCAGTGCCGGAGACCTCAAAAACTCTAAAAAAAGACAAGCTTTTCAAAATGCCTATAATGACTTTAAATCTAGAGAACTAGATATCCAGGAGCAGATAACTGAACTGATGGAGGAAGGTTCGGATAAAGCAAAAAAACTTGCAGAAAATTTACAGAATTCTTCTAATAATATGGAGAACCTAGCTAAAGATGCTAAAGAAGTCGCCGATAACATAGCTAAAGCAGACAAAATAACAGGAGTATTTAAGAACTTTGAGGCTATGGTTAAGGATATTCCCGTACTCTCTAAAATATTCCATGAATTTACAACAGCTTCGGAAAAAGGAGTAGAAGCATTTGCTGAAACTGGAGACTATATGGACGGTATAGTAGCTGGATTTGGGCAAATAGGAGCTGGATTAGGAAAGTTAACTTTAGGTACTTTATTTGGAGCATTACTAGAGGGCTTACTAGCTACAGAAAAAGCCACTATAGGCATCAGCAGACAAATGGGATTAGGTGCTTCTGGTACAATGGCTTTTAAAAACCAGTTAGAAGGAGTAGCTGATGGATATTTTGGATTAAATGCTTTAACCGAATCAGCTATTGCATTTAGCCAAGCTATAGGTTCAGCAGTTCCACCAAATGCAGAAAATGTTAGATATGTAACATTACTTTCTAAAAGACTAGGAATATCCGCGGAACAGTCAGCTGAATTATATAGATTATCTGCTTTAAGCGGTAAAAGTTTTAAAGACGTTGCAGATAATATAGTAGCTACAACAAAAGGATTAAATGCAACTGGTGATGTTACTTTAAACTATAGAGATATACTTCAAGATGTTGCAGGAGCAAGTGCTGCTAATTTAATTACAACAGAAAAATTCCCAGGGGGTATAGCTAAAGCAGCATTTGAAGCAAGGAAATTAGGGTTATCATTCGAGAGTTTAGAAGGAGCTTCAAGTTCAATGTTAGATTTCGAAAGCAGTATAGCAGCTGAATTAGAAGCAGAACTTTTAACCGGTAAACAGTTAAATCTACAAAAAGCAAGAGAAGCAGCTCTTATGGGCGATCAAGCTACTTTTGCTGCTGAAATAAATAAACAAGGTATTAATGCAGCATCTTTTGGTAAAATGAATGTTTTACAGCAAGAAGCTACAGCAAAAGCATTAGGACTAAGCCGAGAAGAATTATCTAAATCTCTAATACAACAAAAAGCACTTTTAAAACTAGAAAAAGAAACAGGTATTGCAGGACTTTCTAGAATGGAGACTCAAGAAAAAATAAAAGCTCTTGAGGCTACCGGAATGTCTACGGTTGAAGCATTAAATGCTATAGGGGAAGAAGAAATGGCAGCACAAGCAGCTCAAAAAACAGCTTCAGAAGCATTAACAGGAGCAATGAAAGAACTTGGTAATGAATTATCAAAATTACTTCAAGTAATTACAGGAGAAGGAAATCCTTTGAGTGCAATAGCTAATGGGTTAACTAAAATTGCTAAATTTATTGGAGGAGGAGATGAGATTAATAGAGGTGGTGGTGTAGGTAAAAATATTACAGGTGTAGCCGGCGGGGCTATGGGAGGATATGCAGGTATGAAAATGGCTGGAGCTTTGGGTCTGGGTAAAAAATTCGGAGCTAAAGTAATGAGAAAAGGAGGAAGTAAAACGCTAGGTAAAATAGGAGGTGGTTTATTAGGTAAAGCTATACCAGGTCTTGCTTTAGGGATGGCGTTTACTGACTTATTACAAGGCGATTATACAGGAGCAGCATTAAATACAGCTGCAGGTATAGCATCTTTTTTTCCTGGTGTAGGTACTGCAATAGCAGGAGGTCTTGGAGCATTAGACTTAGCTAGAGAAACTGGGTTATTGGACTCTATGCTTGGGGAAGGAGGTGACCCACTAGGAAATGTAATTAACGCAGAAGATTTTACTATTAGAACTCACCCTAAAGATACTTTAGCGATGGCAGGGGGTACACAGTTTGGTAAAGAGACTAATGATTTATTGAGAGAGTTAGTCAGAGAAGTAAAAGCTAGTGGTACTACTTACTTAGATAGTAGAAAGATAAACGAAGTTATGAGACTTAATGCATACGAACAATAATGAGTATAATAAGAGACTATAACACCGGAAAGACGGACCTTAATAAACTAAAGTATACTAATACTATGGGTGCAGGTCATCCTGGTAAAGAACCATTAATAACCAGGGATATACCAATAGAGCCTGCTAGTTCTAAAAGCCCTGATATGAGATCAGCACTTCAAAGGAGAGGAGATGATCTAGCACGTATAACTAAATTATTTGGTAGATCTGAAGGTTTAACTTTACTTTCTAATAATACAGCTTTAAATGGAGCAGTAGCATTATCTAGAACTGTATTCGGTACTTTACAAGATAAAAAAGATGCTCTAACAGGAGGAGCAACTGGAGATGCACTCAAAGATACCTTAGGAACATTAGCTTCTACGTTAGCTCAAGTATCTGTTGCTGGTACTGGAACTCATTTTATAAAAGGTAAAGTTTTTGGGACTCCTAGTTACCCTCGTAATAAAGTAGCTACTCCAATAGCAAAACTTGGAGAACCAGGTAAAGTAAGAGTAGTGTACAATAAAGACAATCAATTAGCTAATCATGGTAGTGAAGGTCAAGATAAAGTGAATATGCAAGATGTCTACTCCGGAGAGACTGAAAAACCTAGCGAAGATTTAGTTAAATTTTTATTTGAAGTAATAAGACCTGGAGAAACTAGCAACGTATTCTTACCTTTTAGAGCATATATAGATAGTTTTAGTGATAATTATGCAGGTTCTTGGACTGATAATCAATATATTGGACGTGGAGAAAAATTTAAAACTTATAGTGGATTTGATAGAACTGTTGAAGTTTCATTTAAATCAGCTGTAGCTACAAAAGAAGAATTGAAACCTCTCTATAAAAAATTAGTCTATTTAGCTTCTACTACTGCTCCTACTTATTCTAAAAACAATATAATGAACGGTACTTATGTAAAACTTACTATAGGTGACTACTTCAGTAAGCTACCAGGTATCATAACAGCAGTAAGTTATAGCTGGAGTTCAAGTTATCCATTTGAAATTGCATTAGGTAAGACAGAAGAATATAAAACAGAAGATGGTACTGATTCCCAGCTTGCTCAGCAACTACCTCATATACTAGACTGTACTGTTAGCTTTACACCGGTACATTACTTTACTCCTCAAACTGGATTACACCACTATATTACTAACCCTAGTGAAGAAGATTCACAATTCTTTACACCAGGAGAACAACCTAAAAGTTAATTATGAATAGATATAAAGATATAGGGCTATTAAAAACTGGAGAAGGAAAGCAGTATAAGTCTAATCCTATATACCCTGCTATTCCTCCTTCAATAGACGATTTTTATATATTAAGTAGTGTTGGAGATAGATACGATACTTTAGCATTAAAGTTTTATGGGGATTCTAAACTTTGGTGGATAATAGCATCTGCTAATAATATGACCAAAGCTTCTTTAGTAACAGAACCTGGAATACAAATTAGAATACCAGGAAATACACAAAGCGCTATATCGAAATATAAACAAGTAAACTTAGATAGATAATGTCTCAGTCTTATAAAAAATACGGAATTATCGGAGGTCCGTTAGATGATGGGGTTATAAAACAATTAAAAACCAGACAACACGTACTAAACAATAAACAGAGTAGAAGTGCTGATGAATTAGCATATTTAACTTCTAATACAAGCTGGTGTAAAGTTACGTCTGCTGTTGATGTAGATATTAATTACAGTAATGAATATGCTGATGATCCTAATTATATACCCAGTTTTAGTAATGTATACGCAAAATTAAATCAACTTTTTGGTGGTACTTTTTCAACGTTAGGTCAAAAATCAGGTTTTCCTCAAGGTCTCGGTATTAGTGATTCTTCTGGTGAATCAGCTTATAGCTTTAGTAGTACTCAAGGTATAGTTCCTATGCCCGGTATAACTAGTTTTCAAGTTACTTCTCAAGGTTCATACGGTACATTAAGAGCAGGTTCATTTAACTTTACCGTACATTCAGTAGAACAATTCAATATAATGGAAGAGTTATATCTTAGACCAGGGTTTACTATTCTCATGGAATGGGGGCATTCTAATTTTTTCTTAGATAAAGATAATTTTACTTCTACTCCTTCTTATTATGATACTAATAGATTTGCTGTTAAACAGAAAGAAAGAGATCTAAGAAAAAAACTTTTTAGTATAAGAACTAAAGATAACGCATATAATTATGACTTTTTATATGGATTTATTAAAAACTTTCAATGGAGTTATAACGGAGGTAATTATGAATGCCAAGTAGATGTAATTTCGAAAGGTGAAGTAATATCATCTATATCACAGTTATTTGTTAGTAATAATAAATTAAAAGAAGATCAAGACAAGAACACAGAGTTAGAAAGTGTTTTAAAAGCTATAAAAAATGCACCCGGTGTTTCTGATTTTGATGACAGCTCAGACATCTCAACGAATACTGCATTTATATTAGATGCAATAAAAAAGAATACACCAGATTATATAGACATATTTAAAGATTCTTCTTTTCCTGTTTCATATTTTTCAGGTAATAATACTTACACTACATCAAATAGTTTTAAATATATTACTTTAAGAGACTTTTTATCGGTAGTTAATAAAGCAGGTCTCCTACAAGGACCAGACGGTGAAAATATTATAGAGTTTAAAACAGGAAAAGAATCTTCTCCTGCTTTTACTACTTTTCCAGAACATATAGCAATAAATCCTTACATATGCTTACTCCCCGGTAAGTCTACAGATAGCTCTGACTATGCTTATAATTTATCAGACCAAGCTACTGGTACAGTAGACGAAATACTTAGTATCTATATTAATGTCGATTACATTTTAAGTAAGTTAGAAGAATTAGGAAAGATAGAAAGTAAAGAAGATAGAACTGTTTTTATATTTATTGATAGTATTTTAAAAGGTATACAAACTAACCTTGGAGATATAAATGAGTTTCATATGCATTATGATGAAGATGAAGCTACTTACTCAATAGTTGATAGAAAAATAATACCCGATGAAAAGCAATTTGAAAAAGACCCTGATGACTCTTCTCTACCTCATTCATATATAGATGTAGCAGGTTTAGGAACAGAAGTATCTGATCTAAATATAGTATCTAAAATCTCAGGTAAGTTAACTACTATGCTCTCTATAGCTGCTGGCTCATCAGGTAATAGTGACTCAGATACATTAAATCTTCAGAGATGGAACACTGGTCTTAGAGATAGACATTTATACGAAAAAGCAGATAAAAAAACAGCTAATAAAAAAGCAAGTAATACTACTGAAAATGATAATTTACTAGAAAGAGCAGAAGTATTCGAAGAAAAAGATGATGAACTTAAAGACTTTATAAGTAGGGTTAACAAACCTACAAGTAAATTTAAAGTTGATTTACCTGAATCTGAATTCGACGATATGACAGTCTTACATCAATCAGTAACCGAACAGTACCTAAATAAAATTACTGTAGATAAAAAAATAAATGCTCCTGGATTAATACCTTTTGAGCTTAGCTTTACTATGAAAGGAATTAGCGGAATTAAAGTAGGACAAGCATTTAAAGTAAACGAATTTTTTCTACCTAAAAGGTATCAAAATAGAGTAGCTTATATAGTAACAGGTTTAGATCATGCAGTTAGTGGTAATAAATGGACTACTAATGTAACTTCACAAATTATATTTACATAATGGGATTACCAAGATCTAAATATAGCAGTCCAAAACATACACCGGGGGGAGAATTCTTACTCAATAAAGAAAATTATATAGGGTGGTACGTAGTAACCTATAAAAACGAATACTTAACCGGTAAACAAGCAAAAGATAGTTCTAAAAAACTAATACCGGTAAAAGAAGAACAAGTTATAAGACCGTTATTCGTTGAAGATAAAGTAGAACCTAACCTAACGGTAGTTAAAAATGGAATTTGGACGAGATATTTTCTAAAAAAAATTACAAATCAAAAAATTATAGAGGTAACAAAGAAAAAATATCTCTTTTTCGACAAGACATCAAATATAGAATCAGCAAAGCTAAACTGGATTATCCAGGGACCAGTTGAAAATCGGTTAATAAATAACTATCTTTACTATGGAGCAGAACACAATAACCGTATTGCTACATTAAGACTTAACAATACCTTCGATGGTATATCTTCTTACATTACAGATTATAAAGAGTTTGTAAATTAAAATATTTATCGTAACTTAAAGTAAAAGGTTATTTAAGTGTTTTATATTTTAGAAACAGATACACAGTTAGACAGAATTAAAAGTTTAGGTAGATTAGGAGGGTATGTAGATATCATAAGTTCTAATAATAATTACCATCCTAAACTAACATCTACAGTAGCAATTTATATAAGACCTATAAATAGTAAGCACGGATTCATACTTCCTGTAAATCACGATGAATGTCTTAATATAGATAAAGAACGTGTGTACGAGATTCTTAATTCTTTTACAACACTTTATACATTAGATAAGAAAAACTTACTGTACCACTTTAATATACAGCATGCAACTGATATATCTCTACTCTACTCTATGACTTTTTATGATAGATTAGATTATTCACGAGAAAACAATACACTTAATTACTTTTATAATAAATTCTCAGACAGATCTGAAATAAATCAAATTATTCCTATTTCTAAACTTTACGAATCCTGTGAAAAAGTTTACGATAGTGTAAAGAGTTATATGGATATAGAAATACCTTCTGGGTTTAGCTTTTATAATAATATTGCTACTA